TGCATCATAATCCCATTCTTGTTCTTTGGGTTTAGGTGCAGTAGCTTTAACAGTGAATCCTTTTGCCATAAGTTAAAATAACCTTCAACATCAATTTTAACAGTCTATATATGCTTTTGTCAATTTACCTAATGCGAAGAATTCAATACAACTTCTTTGCTCAGAACTAGCTCTTCATACTGCAAATCTTCCCTACAAATATTCATATCAAGAAACTCAACCATTCTGTGCAACATCTCCCAGGTCTCAGAAAATTTTTCCTCTGATAAACTGTGATAGATGCACCTGTCCTTTGCATATATGTGATATACCTTCTCTTCTTTTCTCATAAAAAAATTTTCCGGAATTTTTATTTAACCATCGCATTATATATCATTACTATCAGTACTCCAAGGGGCACTCCAATGATTCGGAATACCTTCCCCGGATACCGTATTAACCACCCCTCAAAGACAACCTTCCAAAAATTCCAATAGGGGGTTTTTTGTCTTCTCATACCTTCCGGAAAATTTTTAAGAGATTGATATAGCTCGGTCGATTTGTCACCTCTGTAGGTTAGGGTAGTTTGGGTTTTTTATAACCGCAACGCCGCCGCGACGATATAAACGAACGGCGCAAAACACTGCCGAACCACTGTCATCACCAAGCATAACATAAGTGCCCCTCAGTGTCAACCAAGGGGCACACAGTTAGACTATATCAGAACGCGATTTCCTCCAGAGTAGGAATACCCAGAGCAGACTCAAGTTGCGGCGACTCGATATAATCAAAACCACTCACATTATCAGCAGTGAGTGCATCCAGAATGGACAGAATCTCGCTGCCAGTGTTACCTTGTGCCAGCAGAGAAAGAAGAACTTGCTTGGACATAATAAAGAAGAAAAGTGTTGTGAACTGTGTGTTGGGTGAGAGTGTCCCTAGTCCTCTCATTGTAGCAGTTGTGCTACTTCCTGGAACGTGCCTAGTTTATACTCATGCGACAGGAGTGAGTGTTACTTAAGACTAGAAATCAAACACGTCAGAGTTAATCTGAATCACGTTAACTTTCGGGTCCTTGAATGATACTCCATCAGGCGTCTTTAGTGAGTTGAAAGAACACGCCTCTAGTGCATCTACGAAGTCTTCATAGTTACCTGCTTCCATCGCAAGGTGATACAAACCCTCATCATTGTTAATCCAGAGAGCAACATTCCAGGTCTCATAATTCTCCCAACCATTATACTCAGTGGAGAGAATGTTGCGTTGATAAGTGGTAGTCATCTGTGAGTGGTTGTCCTTACACTATGGGGACAATCTCAGGGGCCCAATAATACTCACTCAGTCGGTATGAGTTACCACTTATCAGGACGGCTGAGGTCTTCCACATAAGCTGACACACGCTCAGCTGGTTCCAATTTGAATACTTTATCCCAGTCAAGTTGATGCGGGTCGAAGTCTTCGAAGACCTCAAGCTCTAGAGTGACCCTATAACGCTGCTTCTGGGCTTGGCGATACGCAACCGACATAAGTGTGCTCCGTGAGTGTTACTGTGGCTACTATAAGATGCTGGGGGCAATGTGTCAAGACCTTGGGTGTATTTATGAGGGGTGTTGATATTTTATGAGGGTGATTGTGGGGATTTGGAAACGTCGGGGTGCTTGACATTTTGGAGAGTGTGTGATAGCTTGCACGCAAAGATCACAAGACCTAGAAGGATTTAAAAGGCATAAGTTACGGGGTCTAGAAGGATTTAAAAGGGCTTTATTCCACAGATTCCACAAGCTTTTCCACAAGGCTGTTGAAAACTCAGCTATATTTAAAAAAGGCTTTATTAAACGTTTTAATACATTTTTGACACTAAATCACGTTTTTAGGCATTAAAAAAGAGGGGTTAGATCCCCTCTCTATGTGTATTCAATCAAGTGCTAATCGGTAACGAGCATAATCCTCTGCATCGCTACGTTTGCGGAATCGTGCTTCTTCACCTTCAAATCGTAGAGGCAAATACCTATACTTCTTGCCTTCCTTCGTCATAACAATTCGGGAGAATAGGTGCAGTGAGTAACTACCATCCTCACTTCTTTCCTTCTCTTTCTTTACAATGAAGGGGAGAACTTGTTGATCGTTGAATGATGCTTTGGAGAGTAACATTTTGGAAAAAAGTATAATGAACTGGAGTGAATCAGTATGTCATAATGGTTGCAATCGTTCCTGCTCGTGTATAGAAATCAACCATTCTTTCTGCTTCATTGTAGGTACTGAAACCTTGAAACTTCCATCCTTGAGAGTAAGGACAAAACCAGCGAATCGTTGTTCTCATTGTGTTACTAATTCAGCAGGACTACCACACGATTTATAGAACTCTATCATGCGTTGTGCTTCATCAAGTGTAGAGAATGATTGCGTTCTCCATTGTTGTTGATAAGGCGTAAAGTAGCGAATGGTGAACATCAGAACTTATCCATCCATTGTTGAATCTTTTGCAGTGCAGTTGGCTCATCATTGCACTTACACTTGCGGAACTTGGTTGTATTCAAACCTTTTGAAATCAGTTCCAGTTTGCCATCAGCAAGACAGAAGATTCCATATCGTGAGTTATGGAAAATGTTGTTAATCCAGGAATCTTGAGTATCAGCACTGACCTTAAAAAAGATCGAAGTGTGATTAGCAAGAGTGCTATTGTCGATGTGGAGATAAGGGAAAGACATTTGGGAAGTGCTCATACTACTAGGACAATCTCAGGGGCCCAGTATTTGTTAGGTCAGTCGTTTGAAGTGTGAAGAATGGAGATCATCTTTTGGTAATAGTTGTCTGCTTCTACCTCACATTGATGAGATTCGTTTGCATCTTCAATCTCATATTGTTTCATATTAAGACGATGAATAACGCTTTCTAGAAGATCAGTCAGTGCTTCAATCTTTTGTGCTTCAGTCATTAGTTAAGCACCATACCTTCAGTGAAAGGAACTGTGTTGCCATTATCAATCACAAACCATTCAAAGTCACGTTGAAAGATACGGGCATCATTTCCGTGAACTTTCAGAATAGCATTGAGACGTGATTTGGTGGTAACAGTCTTATACCCACAGGTGTAAAGTTCAAGGAAGGTATCACCAATCGTTGCGATATGATTGCCATGAAGCATAACATATGAAGCATCACGTTCGGGCGAATAAGTTACCTCAGTGTTGTCATTTTTCCAGTCTTTGCAATCACAGATTGCTTTGTTCATTTGGAGTTCAATCTTACGCATGGTTGGAAGTTCAGTGGTTATACTACAGGGACAATCTCAGGGGCCCAGTTTCTATCAGGCAGCGATTGCAGACTCCAGACATACCTCACGGGTTTCGAGAAGTACATAATCGAACTCAGATTCTAACTGCTTCAGGTAAGCATCTGCAGCGGAGAAGCAATCAAACAAGCGGAGAGATTTGAAGTCTTCACCTTCATAATCAATGCCACCAATTACAGCATAAACTTTAGACATTTGGAAAGCGTTGGTGTTCATACTATAGGGACAATCTCAGGGGCCCAGTTTTTATCAACTTTTGATTTATTCTTCAGATATATGACAAAACTCCATCAAATAGTAATCAATACTGATGCCAAGTTCGATTGCTTCGTCTTTGATTTCCTCGTAAATGTTTTCAGGAATTGTATGATATTCAGTCTCAATCATGGTCAATTTCTCCTCCTTTGATTTCAACATTTTCAAGAATAGTGACGATAGAATTGTTTGGGGTAAGATACTGAACTTGTAAAACATTCGGTGCAATTTCAGTCGCTCCGATAATGGTTGATGCAATCAGAAGTTCAATCATTGTGGCGAAATAATGTCTGCTACAGTGTGCAATGCGCTTGCAGTAGTGTTGCGAACTCCAGGTGATAAAATACTCGCAACGATGAAGATTAACAGAATTGTCTTCAATTTACTACGTCGTAGCGAAGTGATTTTATGCACCATCCTGTATTGTTTGTGATAACATCTGCAAGACAATCCTCACCATCAGGTGAATCCCACAGACAATTCTTTGCATCATTTACAATCTCATCTTTCTCTTCTTCAGTGAGATCTTCGTAGTCAAAATCAAACTCAATTTCAGTTACTTTGTAGAAGTTCATTGTGGTTTCTCAGTGCTTATACTACTAGGACAATCTCAGGGGCCCAGTTTCTATCAGAACAGATTGCGACCAAAAGATCCACACAAATAAAACGCCATTCCCTTATCCTTAAGCGTCACACCTGCAAATGTCAGAGGTACATAGCGGCCGTTGGTTTTAGATGCTTTCGTGCGAATCTGCAGCAATCCGTTAGGTCCAGTGATGGTTCCTAGTTGTTTACCAGCATCGAAAAGTGTGCGAATGCTGTTACAAATGAACTCATAATCCTCACGCAATTCTTGATAGTGCTCCGCATGAGTTTCCTCATTCAGAATAGCGGAACCCATATAATCGTTCTCACGAGTGAATCCAACATACAGAGTTTGCTTTAGTTTCTGCCCGACTTTGCTATCATCAAACGAGACAGAATCTTCGATGATTTCAGATAGACAATGCTTCAACTGTGTGGCAGCAATCGACTCTCCAACTGTGAAAGTCTTAATTTCCCCATCTTCCAGATCTTGCAGGTCAGAAGAGTTAGGAACTCCCAGTGCAATTTCTAACAGTTGCCCACGAGCACCTTTGTTCTTTCCTGGTTTATCAAATGCACTGAAGTCAGTAACATTCAGTTTCGCAAATACTTCGTTCGTTGTCAGTTTTGGCATCGTGGTTGTGCTCTTATACTACAAGGACAATCTCAGGGGCCCAGTTTCTATTGCCCAACAAGATCGTTTGCAACTTCATCATCATAGATTTCGCGGATTTCTTCAATCAACTCATCTACAGTTTCAAACTGTTTCGTGAGGTTATCAATGAGAGTATCAAGTGCAAACTGTTCGAGAGATTTGTAATCCATACCATCCAAAATCATCTGAGCATAGTTCTCAACAACAGTGCTAAAATCAGGAGTCATTTCAGTCATTTTGTTTGTGGGATTAGGAAGGGAAATCATTGAATAACAGTGTTCACATCAGGATTGAAAGTAACCTCATGGAGCACATCAAAATCATCACTCATCTTGACATAATTCCAGAGAGTGTCAGTCTCATCATCCACATTTTCCTGATAAAGGTGAATGAAACCGTCATCATCTTGTTTTACATAACAACCATCATAATTTTCATCATCAAATACATAACCAGATGCAATCAGTGCGTCAGTAAAAGTCATAATCAATCAACAACAGAGTAACAGGCAACCCAGGAAGGAATACCCGAAAGTGCTAAAGAACCGTTGCGGTCGTCGCAATACTCTTGGGCATCATCTTCACTGTAGAAAGGTCCAACATACTCAGGAGAATTGAGTGCATTGGAATCGAATCGAACTGTGAAAGTGGTTTGTGTCATACTACAGGGACAATCTCAGGGGCCCAGTTTCAATAACCGTTCAGAAAGTCAGCAAGTGCTTCCTGATACTCAGCTTCAGTCTCAAAGGTACGATAACCAATCGTGCAAGGAAAGGTACGCTTTGAAGCAGAAGCTTTAGGCAGGTCACGACACTTATCGAGAACCTGTTGCTTGTAAGGATTGGCGTTGTAGTTAGTGTTCATACTATAGGGACAATCTCAAGGGCCCAATTACTTAAACGTTGCATTGACACCAATCACCTTTGCTGTAGGATTTCGTGCTGTTGCTGTTTCGCGGGCATCTTTTGGGGAGTTAGCATACACTTCCTCTTTGAAGACTTTACCACCAACGTAGAGTTGAACTTCGTATTTCATAGTGTTTGAAACTCCTGTGCTTCTTTGATGTTAGAATTGAAAAACTTTTGGAAGATGGAATCAATCACAGGATACCATTCTTCGTTACCACTTGGGTATCCACATTCTCGTGCTTGATTGAGAAACTTTAAGATGCAAGTTTCCTCATTAGCAGTGAACTCAACGCGATTGAAAGTGTAACCGTCAGTCATAATCAGTTCACCGATTCTTGGTAGATTGACATACCCTTACGCATAGAAATGTAGTCATCAATCATCTCACCAATCTGTTCATAAACGTAGGAAGAACCTCCTACATCACAGAGCACATCTTCAGTGAGTTGTTTAGAGAAACGCACTTCCTTATCATTAGCATCAAACTCAAAGACATCCTCTTGAGTGTATATAAACGCAGCACAACCTGCGTCTTCACCTTGTTGCTCAATCAGTTGGTTGATTGAATCACGGAGTTGGGAAAGTGTGCGGAACATAATCAGGAATAAACAGGAATAGAGGTGATTTCTTTCCACTCTCGTGGGAAGATTTCGTTGGCAATTTTTTCGTTCAGTTTGACACAGTTGAGAGGTTTGATGTTACTTTTGCGTTGGAACTTCTCAACAGTTCCATCTCTAAACTCAACGCGAATGTTGTAAAGCATAATCAAGCAGGAAGGATACAGAAAGTGCCACACCAACCGCGAACCCAGTTTAGAGTTTCATGGTAAGATGTGCGAGGATTGCTCATCTCCATCTTGGAACCGTTGCTAGGATTGTATGCAACAGCGACATAGAGATTGTCGCACTCTTTATCAGTGATTTGCTCAATCCACATTTGATTGACTTTACCTTCCTTCCAATTTGTGTGGTAGGAGTAGACTTCGGAAACGATGGTGTTGCTCATACTATAGGGACAATCTCAAGGGCCCAGTTTCAATCACCAGCGGCCTTGTTGAATGAGAATCTTTTTTATCTCAGTATAAATGAACTGACGAAGTTTAGCGTCTGTGGTGTTATCAAGAGCATAATACAGTCGATTCAGATACTCATTCTGCGTAAGACCTATGTTACCATCACCACCAATCTCATTGAGTGATGAACCTGCTTTAGCTTTGGGGCGTCCAAAGTTACCTGTGACGTTGCCAGATGTCCTCAGTTTGGGACGAATCTTTGAGAGGTTAGAGTAAGTCATTCATCTTCCTCATAAGGGAACATTTCGTCATACTCTTCGTCTGTGAGAGTAAGATACTGAACGTTAGCATTTTTGTGCTCTTCAGCATACACCAACTGATAATGTGCGAAAGAAGAAGGGTCAGAACTAGCAAACTCTAGCAGACCATCAACAAAACAAAGGTAATTCATGTTACTCATTTTGCGTACAGATAACCACCAGACCAATCAGCATTTTCCAGCAGATATTCACGATCCTTTATCAATCGCAAATCATAACGAACACCTTTCGCAGGAGATTTCCAGGAGGCAGACTTATACATTTCACCAGTGTTCTTATCAATGAAGCAATGAACAGAGCGAGACATACCACTGGTAATCATAATCACTTTATGATACTTTTTACCAGTTTCAATCTCATACTCAATAGGACAAAATCCACTCTTGAGTTCATCAATACAGCGCAGATGATACTCTACACTTTCACCACGCTCCGCAGAACGCTGATGCCCACGAATAGCGTACTGACGATAATTGTCTTTCAGTGCTTCAATCAGCAGCAGAGTATTCTTAAGGACGCTTTCTGCGATAGTTTGTTGTGCTTGTGCTTGCATCGTAGGAGTGCTCATACTATAGGGACAATCTCAAGGGCCCAGTTACCAACTCTTTGCAAGAGTGAAGTTCAACCTGCTAAACTCTTCACGATTCACAATCTTGTAAGACCCAAACTTGTTGTGCATTACGAATCCTTCGTGATCGCTGAGTTCACCATCAATCTCACAAGTAATGTCAGTGTCAGACTCAATGAAGCAGAACAAATCCATCTTGATAGACTCAACCAACTTCCAAAGCCGCATCAGGTTGATGTCAACATCATAATTTTCTGCAATTTCATGCTCATCCACCTCCTTACCCTCACGAACGTAGGAATTGATGATTTTTTTGAGTTCTGCTGCTTGCTTTACATTCACGAACTCACAAAGTGTGCTCATTTGCTTGGCAAACTTGCAGAAGTCTTCAATATCATCACGGAAGGGACAAATAGACACACTAGGTTGCACAAACAAGCATTTTTTAGTGCTTGCAAACTTACCCACGATAGGATGAGCTACCATCTCAGGCAGACGCTCACCAGTGTAATATGTGTGAGGGGCAATGATAATCTCCTGACGAACAATCTCAGGGAAGCGATAGGTAATTGTATTGGGTTTGAATGTATCCAATCCACTACCAAAACCAATCCAATCCCCCTGATACACGTTCTTAGTGCGAGGAAGAAAATCCAGGCAGAAGATAAGAATTTGCGTTACGCGAGGTTGACCACCAAAGTGCGTAAAGATGTCGTCTTCGGTATAGCAAAGGCGAATCTTTTTCTTGTTAAATGCTGCTTTGGTGCAGACAAAGAACTTACCATTCTCAGGATTAGTGCCCCAAACAATAGCAGGAGCACCATCCATCTTGGTGCTGATGGTAGAATCTACCTCAGAAAACCAGTCAAGAACAGATAGATTACCCGTTAGGATTTCGTCTTCAGGATGCTCTAGGTGCTTGTTTTGCATTGGTTGCTTACTCATACTACTAGGACAATCCCAAGGGCCCAATTTAGTCTATTGGTAGTTGTGCCACACTTTTACCCCTCTTATGGTCTGTAATGTATTTTCGCGCAGAAGCTTCTGTTCTACAGACTTTCTCAAGTTGTTGGCCATTATGAATGATAAGATACTGCTTGCCATAAGGAATAGCAGCATAAGTATCGTTGAACATCGTAAATCCTTCTTTCATTCAATACACCGCAATGAGTTCGCTTGCTTTCTTCCTACTGCCACTTTTTGCAGCAATAGTTCTTGTTACTTGAATCGGGTAGATTGTAGCATTTTTGTAGAGTTCTCGTGTGATAGGAACATCATGATTAGACACAATCACTTTGATACCCTTCGCTGCAAGAGATTCTGTAAGTTGTGCTAATTGAACCTGCTGGTCGGAGGTGAATCCATCAGTAGCATAACTTGTGAAGTTTGCAGTGGCTGATGCAGGAACATATGGTGGGTCGAAGTAGACAACATCACCTGCTTCCAAGTCTTCATAGAGAGATGAATCTTCAAAAGAAAGTGATGTGAATCTCACAAGTTGTTTGGATAAGAAATACATCCTGAAGTTCATCATTTCCTCCGATGGACAAGATGGTTTGTCATACTTACCAAAGGGGACATTAAATCCACCTTTACTATTATATCTTGACAAACCATTAAAGCAGTGACGATTCAAGTAAATGAACAGTCGTGCTCTCTCTACAGTATCTGTTGCTTGATTAAAATGCTCTCGCAACTCTAGATATGCTTCTTTGGTGTTATTCTCTGAAGTGAATAGTTCCTCACAATACTTGATGAAGTTATCATCATTTGGATTCACCAGATTCTGATAGATTGCTACCAAATCTTTATTCACATCGTTGAGAATGTATTGTTCTGCTGGTGTATTTAAAGCAACAGCAAGACTACCACCAAATGGTTCACAATAACGCTTTGGACTTCCGATGTGAGGAATAAGATGTGGCAGAACTCTCGTTTTGTTTCCTGCCCATTTCAGAAAAGTTTTGTTCATTTAACCTCAGACAAGAAATTTCTTTTCATACTCCAACAAATCTGATGGAGCTGGAATAATGTTGTCATCATATTCTACAGCATTTTCCCATCTTGCACCACTCTTTCGATACAACTTGATGTCAAGATGCTGGTACTTGAGATTAGTTGGAACGTGTACTTTATAGTCGATACCATTATTCTCTGTGAGCATACTCAACCGCTTGTTCTCATCCTTTGTGACTGTGATTGTGGAGCAAGATAACCAAAACAGGTTCTCAAATATATCATAATCTGTCAGGTATTTGTCTGGGTTATCCATAATCATTCGACCAATGAATTGTGGTGACAAACAGTGGTCATAAGTTCGCTCTTTTCGATTATTCTTCGCTCCTTCACTTATCAATCCAAGATGATTTACCTGAGCACAATCAAACACACCAATGTAGTAAATGCGTGTGATGGGTCGGAAGAAATCAGGTTCACCCCAGTTGTCTACATTTGCCTGCAATGAGTTGAATGTTGTTTTGCAGTAGGCTTTCCAGTTCTTCGGGTTCATTTTGAGAAAAATCGGTGATTTTGTTGCGGTTGATGGGTTCTAGGTCGGTTGCAGTGAAATTGCAGAAAAATCAGGTTTTTACACCTGATGGCCACTTGAGTCTTGAGTGAGACTCACCGCCTCACCACCGACACGGCAGGTTCACCTTTTTCAAAGATGGTATCAACAACCGACTGCACAGCTTTGGCAGTGCTGATACCAACCTTGCTGTAGACAGGAATACACACAAGACCAAAGCTCTTGGTGTATTGCGACAGGTTGCCAGGTTGGATGCTACCATCACGGAGACCTTTTGCATCGTCATGATGTAGACGGATGCAGCGACCAATAGTTTGGCTGATACCGATAAAGTCCATGTTGCGAAGGAACAGAACTGCCTCAAGTCCAGAGACATTGATGCCTTCAGCTAGGATGCTATGGTGCAGAACAACAAACTTCTTATCGTTATCCTTACCCCATGCGCTCAGAGTGTCAAAGAACACCTCACGATTGACCTTCTTGCCGTCAATAACTGCGCCAGTCTTAGCAGTAATATACATCCAGGAATAACCGCGACACTCCAACTGGAAGCAGAAATCAGTTTCAGTCACCAGAGACACGATTTGCTTGGTTGCCTTAGCACAAATCAGAATCTTACCAACCTTGTTCTCATCAATCGTTTCCAGCAGATTCTCCGAATCGCGGTCGAAGTTGGTCTGCTTGCCAGTCACCATAGCCAGTTGCTTGACAATAACTTTGGGAGGCACAATGTAACCACCTTCAACCAACTCAGGAGCAGGAACTTTGCAGATTACCTGACCATAAACAGCAGCATCATTCATGCCAGGTTTGCCAACTGCCAGAGAATGTTTGGGAGTTGCAGTGAAGAAGTAGCAACGACGTGCATTAGCAGCAAAGTGCTCAGTTGCAGGAAAGAAGTGACGCTGAACAGAATTATGTGCCTCATCAAAGTAGATCGTATCCACATCAATTCCTGCCACTTGAAGACGCGACAGAGAGTTGTAGGTAGTGAAGATCAGTTGGTGACGATTAGCAGCAGCACACATACCAGCATGAACAAGAATGTCAGCAGGTTTGGTAGTGCTAACGTGATGAGTCTCGCCACTGTGAACGTGAAGAACTTCAGCGTTGGTGATAAACTCCAGAAACTCAGCAGAGAGTTGCTCAGCAAGCAAGATGCGGGGAGCAACAACAACAATGGTCTGGGGAGTTTCAGACTGCAACTCACGCAGACAATCGTAAATCATTTTGAGAGTCTTACCACCGCCAGTAGGAACAATGATTTGCCCTTTGTCGTGCTTCTGCATAGCAGCAACACCACGTTCTTGATGAGGGCGAAGATTGATCAGATGAGGAATCATTACGAATTACAGAGTTTCGGGTGGTTTGGTATCTAAAAAGCATTATAGCACCCTTCCTGACGCTTGTGAAGGGTGCTGATGGCAGTTAATCAACCACCAAACATTTCATCAAACAACCAATCACCAGAACGTTCTTTTTCTTCCCAGACTTTGTTAGCGTTTGCTTCAATCATTGCCCGTTCGATTTGAATATCGAGGGTAGATTTGGTGCTGAACCAGTTACCGTTGCGGTCTTGCCAGAGCATAGTGTCGTTTGAGTGTTGTCCTTATATTACAAGGACAATCTCAGGGGCCCGATTCAAGTATCAGGACCAGTGTACTTGTGCTTCAATTCACTTTCCTTCTTCTTACCTGTCGCTTTGAGAACCAAATCGCGCAGTTTTTGCTTACCTGCTCTTACCATTTGTTTCTTTTCTGCTTTGGTATATTTGCCTTTAATCATGTGCTCTTCAGGTTTTCTTGAGCTTGAGAATCTAGAATCTTTGGGTGCTGCCGATGATTTAGGTGCTGCTTTCTTTCTCAGCAGTTCAGTTGCTTTTGCTTTTAATTCTTTCTCTTTTGGTTTTGCTGCTTCTGGTTTTGCTCCTGCCTTTTTCGCAGCAATTCTTGCCTGTGCAGCTTTTCTTCTCTCTTCCTTTGCAGCTGCTAGTTGTGCTTCTCTTGCGGACCCACGTTCTTGCTTTGGTGCTTCAATCGTAGACTCACGCTTCTTGCCAATATCTTTGCGTGGTTTCTGAACTACAGGTGCAGTCTTTCCACCACCAACTCTCTTTGTTCTACGAATCTCAGGAGTTGTCTTTCTGCGAAGTCTTCCAGTTCTTCCACCTTCTCCAGTCTTAATGACTTGAGCACCAGAGCGAAACTCTGCATCATAGGTGTCACCAGTTGCTTCGCAAATAGACATAAACTCCTGAAAGGTTTTCATTGCTATCTAAACACTACTTTTTAGTATTTAGAACTCCACTTCCTTTGCTTTATATGAACCTTTGAATACACGTCCTTCTGCATAGAATTGCTTCACACGTTCGCGGCGAGTAGCAAGAAGCAAATCATATTCTTCTTGTTGTTGCTTAGTGAACGTGAAATCTTGCCGCCTCCAAGTATCTTTCAGTTCTTGGATGTGGGGAAGCACGTTAGGGATGTGTTCAGTCATTTGAGTATAATAAAGAATGAAGGGTCAGTATGGGATATTTGGTGGACAGTTTAAAATCTGTCAGTAGTCAATGTTAGAGTTAAGATACTCATTCATATTAAAGTTGTTTTTCTCTTCAATCAATTCGGAGAGATCCTCTTCAATAAAATCAAAATTTTCAAGTTCCTCAATTTGATTGTCGTCGAACCAGTCCATAATGCTTGGGTGATTACACTATAGAGACAATCCCAGGGGCCCAATTAAAATCAAAGAGGAGATAGCATCGTACTTCCAACCATTCTCTTCACAAATCTATCAGTATTACTCTGATGTTTCGGTTTTGGTGCTGTTGGCTTCATTGGAGAAGGACCAGCTGGAGTTGCTGCAGATTTAAGGTTTTTCTGATGAACAGGATCACTCAACTTAAACACACTATTAGGACTGATTGGATCACCAACAGCCTCTCTTATCTTTTTTAAAGGCATATTCATGCGTTCTTTATATGAACCCTTATCTATAGTCTTAAATCCAGGATTGAACCTTGGTTGACGATTATCAGGAACACCAGGATCTTTTCCAAGCGAATAAAATGCCTGGACAAGAGATGGTTTTTGCGTTTGTTCTATAAACTGTTTAAAGGTTTTCATAGATTACTCATTTTTTAGGGAATGTTCCAGGAATATCTTTAAATGTTTTTATTTTGTAGTAAGGGTCTTGGTCCTGCTTCTTTCTATACGTATTAAATTCTTTTTCTCTTTGTTGAGCAAGTTCTCTCCTTCTCAATCCAACTGGACTCGTTCCTTGTGCCATAGCATCTGTTACTCTTGAACGATATGCTCTTCTATCATCCAATCTATCTCTAACAACATCTGATGGTGTAGATCCAACCACAGATCTTGGCGACTCAACAATACTATCTCTCCACTCTTCACTCATATTTGCCATAATAGCAATTGCTGCTTCATTTGTGTCAGCATATCCTTCTGCAACCAGATATTCAAGAATGTGGTCAAACAAATCATTATTTTCTTCAACTTGATGAACTTGGTTATATGCTTCTTGAAGATTTCGAAGTTCTTGGGAGTCCATTGTTACAAATACTTTTTTAGGTATTTAGTATTATTCAAACTCAAGTGGTTTGTTAAGTGGTCTGGGGGGTGGTGTTTGGTAATCAGGCAACATAGAACCATCAATCACAACCTGCACTGTTGTTTTATCATTCCAATGCCTCACAGCATTTGCTACAATAAAGCAGTTAGTAATAAAAATAGACAGAAACATCACAAGGCGAATAAGTGCTACCTTATCCGCCTCCTTATCACATTTACTTGCCTTTTCTCCTAGTGATTTAGCTAGCAACCGCCAAAAGGTTTTGCTCTTCTTCATAGATTGATGTGCGCGATTGAATGTATTCAAGTTGTTCCCACTGGTTATTATAACAAATCACAAGTAATCTTTCATTTCTGTGAATAGGGCAGCATACAAGATTGACTTCATCTTTTGGACGAACACTGCGCTCAATCGTGATATATTCATCACACTTGAAGTACACCCAACCTTCTACATCTTTTCCATTATTCCACACAACATAATCATTGACTTGTGGTTCATAGGTCATACAAAGAACGCATCTAGTGGAGATTGTTTAATTGGCATCGCGGTATAGTTTCGCGTTTCCTTGATATTTACACAAGCACCGATGGTTTTACTATTGATGGGGGCGAAGTATTCTCTGGTCTTGGTGTTGTAGAAGGAGTGAATAGTCCTAGTTGGAACACCGCCATTATAGACAAACTTGTAAGTGTTGCATAACCAAATACTAACCACATTTCGCTTGAAGTCTTCACACTCATAATAGTATCCGTTTGGTGGAGAATGAAAGAAAGATGTTGGAAGTTCAACAATCATAGAACTTGTCTCGCGACATATACTCAATTTGCTTCTGCAGTTGTGAGATTTCGTGTTCTTGTTCTACAATTTTATTTTGCAGTTGTTCAATACGTTCTTGATACTGTGTCTTCAAATCAAACACCATTTTATTAGTGTGAGCAACGTGGTGAGTCATCAGGTTGTAAATGCCTCCACCATTCGAGATTGTTCATTTTCTACGAGAGCGAATCGTGGTGCCTTAATCACATTCTCGCGCAGTTTACTATAATGTTCTGTCCAACATTCGTTATCCCATTCTACAACAATATCAAAACATTCATCGTCATTTTCTGCAATAACATTAAGCAAACCACCGTACTCCGATTGCCAAACTGGTACGAAGTAGTCAAGAATGTAAAGAAACTTTTGTGCCATTTGTTTGTGTAAATTACCTCTTAAGTTTAGGATTAGTTGTCGTCGTTGTCAACATCTGCAGCGACAATAAGTGAAGTTCCAATAGTCAAAAGGATACCAAGTCCCATACCAAGAATAAAAGTCATCAATAAAACTCCGCGAGATAGTAGTCAACGGTTACCTCAAGTTTTGCTGCTTCAATCTCAACTTCTTTCCAGAACTCTTCTGCTACTTTGTCCATTTCTGCTTGTTTAATAAGGTCGCGGAGTCGTTTAGGAATCATTTGGATTTCTCCTTAAGTTGTGCTTCTTCAGTAGGATACATTACCTTATAGTAATATATCATAATCGACGATACAAATGCAACCAGTGCTGCATAGATTGCTATACCAAGTCCAATACTCATTCTACGTTACAATCTGGATGCCATCCTGCTTGTTGCTTACAATATTCTTGCTTAGCAGTCTCTTTATAGTATGCTTTGAATAGTTTTTCATCACGCTGGATTAGAAAGACATTCCAACCAAGAATGACTGCAAAACCAATCAATCCAGCGACGACGTACTTGCGGTTCATTTTTTAACAGCAGGTGCTTGTTGAATGTCAAAAGTAGGAACAGGAGCGCCACCATTACTGGGAACCATATAAACAGTTCGACTGGTGTTCTCTTCACCTTGAGTAATCCAAAGATACTGAAGATAAGCAGGATTACCTTTCAAACTATCCCCAATAATGGAGTTTGCTTTTGCGACACCTTGAGCACGGATAATTTCAGCATCAGCGAGTTGTTGTGCCGAATCTTTCTTTGCTTGTGCTTCCAGAACTGCTACCTGTCGGGTATATTCTGCCTTTTGTAGTTCTGCTTTACCAGCAAGAGATTGTTGCCACACATTATATTGGGGACCACCAATAAAGATGAGACCACCAACTAAGAACACACCAGCAATAAAAAGAACAGCAGGAGGGTCAATAAATCCGCTTTGTTTGTTCATTTAGAAGAAACTCCAGTATTTTTAAAAATCAAATTAGCAAGAGCAATGATAGCAAAGTTCTGCCAGAAGGTCAAAGATACATTGAACCAAGACAGAATGAGTCCAAGCAACCACGCTTCAAAGAGAAGTCCAGCAGTAGCAAGGACAATAACAACAAAGGCAGCAGCAAGAGTAGTAGAAGTTTTCATAGGTCAAACGTGAAGAGCAGCAGAGGGGATTTCAACAACTTCAGGGAGTTTCTCTTCAAAGGCGTTCATACTATAGCACACCCACTCACCATTTGTGAAGAGATAGTGATACTCTTCTGCACCATCAGGCAGCAAATACTCACACAGGTCAGCATCAAGACGAGGGGGAGAATCTTCACCGCGATAGGAATAATAGTTGGGACCATAAGAACCCTTCACACCACTATCATTCCAACGCTCATCAGTCCAAGCACAAGACATATCACCACCGTCAATCAGTTCGGCAGCAAGTTGTCTGGTATTGTAGTGAGTCTTGAGAATACGACCCAACCAGGACTCATAACCGTCCCAGTGGTGATACACAGAGAGGATAGAACCATTCTTAAGTTCAATACCGATTCGTGCTCGGGTGCTCATTTGAGAGTTGTTGCTTACATTACTAGGACACTCTCAGGGGCCCAATAACCATCAACCACCCATCTCTCTCATACTTCGCACAAGATACTCAGTAAACTGTTCCATCTTCTCTGGATGAACTGCCTGAGGTCTTTCATTGATGGCATTTTTAAGTGCTGCCATTTCTTTCCATTCTTCATCAGTAAGTTTTGCTTGTTTTCCTGATGAAAGGGTCATACTTTTGCTCCCGCGATTATGTTCATATCCTAACAGTATTTAAGAGAGATATGCGATTTCTTAATGTTGTCTTAAGAGTGTTGTAACTCTTCTTAATCATTAAAGAATGTACCAAAATTACCGCGACTCCCAGGTTTTCTATCTTCCAGCATATCCATCAGTTCTTCAATTTTTTTACAATTCTCCATGTCAAGGAGAAGTTGTGATAATTGTTTCACAACTAATGGTTTTTCTGATGTCGATGCAACACGAATAGCAGCACGAAGATGTGATTCTGCTTCCAAAATATGTTCTAAAGTTTGCTTACTTAATGCCATAATTAACACTCATCCATTCCTAAAGGTTTAGTTACTTTTCTTAATTCAAAACTACCATCACCACGGTCAATCCATTCTACTATATCACCTTCCTTAAGTTCAGCTCTCTCAAGTAAATCATCAGGAAACTGCACGAAACAATCGCCAGTAAGACCATCAACCTGAACAGGGAGTTGCCACTTTACTACTTTATCTTTTACTGGATAAATGTCTCCGTCTTCAGTTATATGAAGTTTGGATTCTTCTGACAAATTATTAACATCTTCCCAAAAATCCCTCCAAGCACCCTTACATTCTGGTGAAGGGTCATCTTTATCACAACTCAAAATTTCATTTAGATAATCCTGATATTTGTTATTGTCAACACCACTATTCAAAAGTGCAAGAAGTTCATATGCTTGAGATGTTTGATGCTTGTAAGTGTAATAGTTTTCTTTTACTACACCAACAATCACATCATAAATCTCCTGTGGTGTTGCTTCACTTGCAGACATTGCATCGTGAACCCAGTTAGATAATTGCTCCAATGAATACTTTTTATAATCCATAATCAATCTTTGGGTTTGGGTTTAGAGCACTCGTGGCAGTAGTAAGAGAAACCATCACGAAAGTATTTTACAACTTGATAGTGGTCCTTGTCAAGTGGTTTTTCCACTCCACACTTATCACATATCCTTGTCTTTCTTGATGGACTTTCGAACTCGCTTGAGTTCTTTGAGTTCCATTTTAATATTTTTGTAAGCAGCGTCAGCATCTAATTTGCCTCCCATTTCCATTGCTATAATAATATCCACTCTCGTTCCAAAATGTGCAAGAGCAGTTTCAAATGAATCTAATTCATACATCCCCATTTTTCCAGTTATCAAGAGTCAGAATATCTATACGAGCATCAACTGCATCAATAGAATTCGAAAGTTCATAGAGACAATTACTGGTTTCTACATTTTCTAATTCAAGTAATTCAACACGTTCTTGCAACTCAATCAGTTTGGAATATACATCATCGGGAATAGGTCTCTCATTTGGAGAGAAGAACCATTTAATAAACTTTTTAATCATTATCAAGTAATCCAACAGATTTCAAATAACGTCTATATGACATAAAACGCCCCAGAGATGGTTGTCCTGGAGCATTTAATTGGTGACAAATCTCACAATAACATAACCACTCATACCAAGGAGTAGTTTTATCAAGAACGTGATAAGGATATTCTACAGTAGTTCTTTCCAAAATTGCTCTCCTTTTTGTAGTGCTAATACAACAGTTGTGTGTTCTCGTGCGTGTCTATCAAGGTCTTTATCTTGGAAGTAAATGTTAGACCTTTCAACAGCACAGCGAAAGATGTTAGCCCAAAATTGTTGATTAGGTGTTAGACGCATTATCATTCTTTAGATTGGGATGTGGTGCATACAAAGGCCCAGGATAGTTGCCAGCAAACTTTGCAAGTTCTTGAACTGCTTTTACTGTTTCTTCTGTCTCTTCCCACTCCCAAGAGTTTCCATTTTTATCTACAAAATTGCGAATAGTCATAGTTTTCCTCCAACAGTTGAATCATAAGTTTTATCGGGTGATTTGTCAAACTCACCCTCTTGCTTTGCTTTCAAATACCAACGGGTTGCTCTCACACATTCTTCTTCAGTCAGTGATGTAATAATCCCACCACCGTCAGGATAATGTGACTGCCATAATCCATACTTTTTCTGCTCCACATAGAAAGCATTGTCGTCATAAAATTGTTTACTCATAATGACTTAATTGCCTCTTCAGTTCTACTTGTGTCGAAATCAGTTTGCTGTATAGAAAGTCTTGATATTCATTACCTTCTAAAAGACTGGTAAGATTATCAATCTGTATTAGTGCAAGAATGAGTTTAGTCTTGTCGTTCATTGTTTTTCAGTTCTTCCACACGGTCCATAATGACTTTGATAAAGTCTTCTTCAGTCCAGGTGTTGAGAATACTTTCCGTAGGAGAAGTTTCATCCCAGGTGATGGTGAATGATTTGTCTTCATTTTCAGTTACTTGTATCATTTTTCATAAACTGGTCTTGTGTTGTTACAATGTAAGAAGTATTTGTATTCGGCAAGTGCTCCATAATGCCATTGGATTATATCACATCCCTTATATGTGCCAACAACTTTTGTTTCTTGCGAATGTTCTGTTGGACTATCACCCCAAGAGATAAAACCAATAAAAATAATAACAACTACAACGGCACTAATCACGCCAGCAGCACCACGAAGAAATTCTTTTAGTGCTTGTTTATCATCTTGTGTCACAATTCACTCCAAGGTATTTTGCGGTCAAATAACTTTTTTAGAGCATCTGTAGGTGGGTCTGGATTTTCAATTTTTTCCATAATATAATCATAATCTACTTCTGAGACATAAAATGTATATTGTTGCGGAAATTCACCCAAACGAAGTAATCTTTCTTCACTAATAGTGAGGTTATACCAATCATCATAAGGATAGATATACATCTGATACCACCCATAATTTAGTTCCTCAAAAAATGCACAACGGTCAATGTTGTCATTATATTGTACGAACCTATAGTTGATAGAATTGACCCAATTCCACCAAGAGTTCTCAAACCAAGTTTTAAGTTGTTTCATCAGAATAATTAACGTAGAGATTGTCCCCACCAATGTTTAGATGATACATTTTACCATTGTTGAGATAGATTCCCAACCACACTGCACGACCTTCTTCCATCGTTTCATAGTGTACCATACGAACATCCTCCAGCACAATCTCGTCTGGGTTTTTAACGAATCTACTCATTTCAGCAACTCATCGACATCAACTCGATAAAAGTCCATCGGTTTGTTTTTGCCAAGCAATCCTAGCACATATCCCTCAAAATCGGTAGAGTCTGATTCGTAGATGACTTGACCATGATTATTGTCGCTCTCAGTATAGTTGTCAAGGTAATCAGAGAATGTGACAAAGATTGCCATAGCTCGTGCTTTATCGTGCTCCGTAAGTGTTTTATGTGGGTGTGCCACAATACACATAATAGTGTTGAATAGTTCCTCTGGCGTATAAGAAAACGCAGGTGCTTCTTCGTTGAGTTTCAGTGGATTAGTCATTTTTTAGATTTTGAATTGCGAGTAGTGTTTCTAGTGGAATCCACGCTGGATTTTCGTTTGCGAACTGGACTTGCACTTCCGTCACCTTTTGGTTTAGGTTTTTGCTCCACTTTTCTCTTGTGTTTTTTATTGGGCTCAGTGGGTTTTGCATCACGATAATCAATCTTTGTTTTCCTAGTATCTAGTTTATACCTTTCTAGGTATTTTTGCAAGTCATAGTCGTCCTTAAACCAACAGATTTTCTTTTCATTCATATGTTCTAATCTTACACCAAAAGTTTCATATGGAAACAGTTCAGTGGAAATCATCGGGTGATGTGTTCGTACTCAACCACTCTACCACACTTAAAGTGGATTCTGCAACGTGGCCAATCATCATAGTGTCCGTTCCATTCTGCTGGATAAATCTCCACGTATTTTGTGATGGGATGAACTCTATACTTTCCGTGCTGTCCTGTAGGAATCCATTCATAGTTTAAGAAAAGATGTTTATCGCTATGTCGTGGGTCATCTTTCTCAATAGTCTCAAAAGTTGATGTTCCTTTATAATCACCACACCACAAATAACCGGCAGGGTCTATCCAGAAGTGAGACATCGTACCACTATAACAGTCTTCAATCTCTTTGGTTTGACACTCTACATTTGTGAAGTGTTCTCCAAGGTTATATGAAGAACGAACGTAGTCAAATAATCCCATTAACCCAACTCCACATCTTCTACAAGGTCTTTCAATCGGTTCATAAAGTCCTCATCCATAGGATATACTTTTTCTTTACCAGTCTCAATATCATCCACCATCTGGAGCAAACTATCCAAGAAGTGTTTGGGATAAATCTCATCTTCAAGACTGTCCCAGAAATAAAGAATACACTGCTCTAATGGGTCATCAGAGACAAGAAGTGCATAGTCTTGATAGTTATTGCATATTAAATCGGCCCAGTTCTGAAAGGCATACCAGCAATTGTACCATCCTTGAATGAAACAAGAGTGCCAGTAGTATTCAAACCAAGATAGTTTGGTTTTCTTGGTATTAGTTCCTAGGATTGGTCTAGAGAATATCATTAGAGATAATGCGGTTTTTCTGTATCAAAATGATAGAATTTTACGTCTTTCATGTCAAGGCACATACGCACGGTTTCATGCTCTCTGTGTTCCCTGTCTGTTCCTCTATATAGTCCTCTGCGTTGGTAAGCACAGCACCAGACGTTGTAGTATATTTTTGTCTTTTCATTTTGATTCATTTTTTTTTCTCATGAGCCCATATCTGAACAGTATATCTCAACTGCGGGGATTGGGGAGAAAGTGGAGTAACTAAATGTAAGGTTCTGTTATCATTTAAAACTGCGGTTCCCATTTCGGGTATTACCACTTTCCAATTTTTGTGGTCTGACAAATATTTTTCTTCTCGATTATTCCAATCAATTTCTTTATCGTAATAAAGAAAATTTCCACCCCAGTCAACATCCCAATATTCGTTCAAGTAAATTGTCATTGCAAAAACGTATCCATGGTCGGTATGTTTGGAAATACCCGAATTATACTGCCAAACATTAAACCAAGTAGTGATATCACATTCAACCTCTGGAATATGTGGAGCGATTAAATTGGCAATTTGACTTTTAATTTCTTCACCTGTGCTTGTGACAATACAAGATCCATTAATATTATTTTTAATTCCCTCCGGCCAAAATACAGTACTAGACTGCCAAACCGGAGTTTGTTCTTTTTTTTTGATTTCCCACAAGTAGTAATTACAGAATTCTTTCGATAAGAGATTTTTAATTATTTTCATTTATCAATCCCAAGAAACATTTTGAACAAGAAATCCAGGCATCACATAAGTCCATGCACCTACATCACCAACTCCACCAACTTTATATTTCCATTTATATTCATATTTGTTATGACTGTCCCAGGTCATATAACCCCTTTCTCTATCAAATCGCCCCTTAATTGTCAGAGCAAATTTATTAGAAAAAATGTTACGAGTACGAAGTGCTCCACCGGTTTCGCGAGTTTCAATCACTACACAGGTGTCAGAATATGTTTCATTACCTGCCTCCAACAAACATGGAGTTTCATAACGGAATGGCCGATAAGTTTTAGTCTCTTGTGCGAAAGCAGGAGAAGAGAAAATAATAAAAACAATAGCAAATAGTTTTTTCATCCGATTACACGATAACAAACAGTAGCATTACCCTTACGGGTTGGTTGAATGTGAGCGAATGCAGAATAACTTAAGTCAATATCTGCATGAGAATATGGACCCCTATCATTGACGCGAACGATTACCTGTTTTCCATTGTCTTGATTTGTAACTCTAATCCTACTTCCCATCGGAAGATATGGGTGAGCTGCAGTCCAACGATAAGCATCAAATCTTTCTCCATTTGCAGTGATTTGACCGTGGAATCCGTCACCAACCCCATAAAAAGTTGCAATTCCACAAGTAAGTCCAGCAATTAAAGATTCTACCATATTATGAGAAATTATAATGAACTTCGGTATAAAACTCTTTGGAGCACTTGGCATTAGAAAGTTTCATCATCACTGGAGGAAGGAAATAAGCACACTCAGTTAGAAAATCTTCTTTACTGAGAAACTTTAGACCATACAGCATCCAAGTGCCAAATTGTTTATGAAACTTTCTTACAGCACGATATTGTTTGCTTGTGACTGGAACATACTTGCTCTTGGCCTTTTCAAAATCTTCCTTTTCACCTGCATTTGCCTGTGTCATCATGATACAGGTAGTTTGACCTTCACCTGTGCCAAAGTATTCAGCAATCATATACACCCAATGTTCATCCACTGGGAATACATCACGACCATACTTTTGCTCGTATTCTTTCATGCAAGCATCAGCAACCAGTTGGAAGTTTTCTTTCTTCTTTGCCTCCAACTCTGCTTTCAACTCTTCCTTTTCAGTTTTAGCAAGCTCTTTGAGAGCATCAGAATACTTTCCTACAGCACCACAAGCAATCTGCATTGCTTTGATTCTTTCGTCTTCAGTCATTCTTTCCTCTTTTTCAATGTCAGCGAGTTGTTGAAGAGCATCACCATTTTCATTCTGTAGTTTTTCCAATGCTTCAAGTGCTTTGTTTTCTGCTTCTCGTTTTGCTGCTTCTTCAAGCATTTCTTCGTGAGTCATTTCTTTGATGTGCAATTGTGTTTCTGGTGTTTGGACTTTTCCCCAAGAACTATCATCAATTGTGAGAGTTTCTTTTCCTTTATCATAAAACCTCAACTTACCATCATTCATAAGTTCTCGGATTTTCTCCTTTCCATATTGTGTGAGTTCTTGTTTCTTACTACGGAGTTCTTGAATTTCCTCATCAGTCAATCCAATCACCCAAGGCATATCATCGTTCATTATAAAATACGAATGCGGTTGAGGTTTTATGATCGTAGTAGTAATACTCTTGAAAGACTCCACTCTCAAATGACTCAATTGTTTCATCAA